TACAGCCTCACCAACCCGGACGTGACCGCGCCCACAATCAGCACCCTGTCCGCCACCGGCACCGACCCGGACACCATCGACGTATCAGTATCGACCGACGAGGACAGCGGTACGCTGTACGTGTTTGCCTCGGCCAATGCCAGCGAGACAGCGGCAGCGATCAAGACCGGCGCCCAGGGCAGCCAGGCTGTGACCGCAACCGGCACACAGACACTGGCCCTGACGCTCTCGACCGGCGATTACTACGTCCACGTCATGCACGAGGATGCAGCGGGCAACCAGTCGAATGTGCTGAGCAGTGCGCAGATTACCCTGACGGCTTTGTCGGCTGAATCGGCATCCACAACCATTGCTTACAGTGTTGGCGCAGACAAGACGCTGGTGACGCTGGAAAGCCCGGTTGAACCATATCTCTTTGAGAATTGGGCAACGGCCCCGAGCGCCGGTGAACAGCTTTTCAGCACCACCACCGACGGCACGTTTGATGTGAACGGAAACTGGATTGGTGACACTGAAGGCGTGTTTGATGTGTGGTTTGTTGCGTCCGATGGCGCGTTAAGCGGGCTCACGGTAGACACTAACGGCCTTGAGAGCATCGTTGATACGACGCCGGCAGTGTTCACTTTCACCGATCAAACGGGTGTTGAGCCTGGATCGGTTGACGAGTCCAACGCCATCACCGTCTCAGGCGTGGATGCTGGCGAGGATATTGCCGTCACCATTACCGGTGGCGAGTACGCCGTGAATGCCGGATCAGGCTTTGGGGCATTCACCTCAACCGGCACCAACGTCCAGCTCGGCTACCAGATCAAAGTTCGCAACACGGCCAGCAGCGACTTTGAGACGGCCGCGAACACAACCCTGACCGTTGGCGGCGTATCAGACACCTTCACCCGGACAACCCGGGCCGCTGTTCTGCCAACGCAGGATGTAGCACTTCCGGATCTGAACTTGGGTGAAACTGACACGGGCAGCCTTGATCTGGATGACTACTTCAGCGGTGCAAGCTCTTACACGCTCACCGGCATTCCAGCCGGCTCCGGGTTCTCATTCTCTGGATCTGTGTTGAGCTGGAACACCAACAAAGACGATATTGCCGCTTCACCGTTCACCCTGACCGCTACTGCATTCAGTGCAGACGGCAGCATCAATGATGCGTTCAGCGTGACGGTTGTGGACGATATTGGCCCGGCCATCTCAATCAACCCGCTGACCACCCTGGACACTGCGCCCATCGTCTCAGGCAGTGCAGGGGATGCCACAAGCTTGACTCTGGTGGTTGATGGCGTGACCTACAACCCCACCCCATCCGGTGGTACATGGAGCCAGCAGTTGCCTACCCTGGCTTTGGGTGACTACACCATGACGCTTAACGGGGAGGATGCCAACGGCAACGCAGCCATTGAAGCCAGCGCCACTCTGAGCATCGTCAACGAACTATCGAACGCAAACAGCATCCTTCAGCCAGTCCTGAAGTCGATTCTATCCCCCATCTTTGAGGACGTAGCATGAGCAATCAATTCACACTCCTGTCGAATGCTGGACCTGGCGCCACTGGTGACCCCATGCAACTGGCTGCTGATGATGTATTCGTGAAGGTAACAGCAACCACCTGGGGCGGCGATTCCGTCAAGCTGCAAGAGAAGGGCTCTGATGGTTCGTTCTCTGACATCCCTGGGGCTGTGTTCACGGCTGACGATGCCAAGGTATACCAGGGCTATCGCAATCAGGTCATCCGAGCTGTCACAACTTCAGCCGGCAGCACCATGGCGGGCGTGTATGCCAGTGCTGGTCAGCGGTATGACTAAGCGCCCCATGCTGATGCAAAAGGTACTCCTGAACGGGGGCGGCCTGGTGGGTGACGTGGAGCGCCGAGCTTCGCCACTTATGAAATTTTTCGATGATAGGTTGTTGTTTAATTAATTTTACCGAATGCCTGTGAGCCGCTTGTACCAAGGGTTTCAAGAGAGCCAATTAAATTCCAGTATAGAAATGTGTTTGATCGGCACTTTCAAGGAAGAAATAGAACAACTGAATCTCCATTCAATCCTTTTTTTCGAGGACTTAGAGAAAAATACTGGCTCATAAGTTATTGATATTTTGTTGTCAAGTAGAGCCATTTTTATAGGCGTTGACATTTGTGATTTGAGGTTTTCGGATGGGCCAGTCAAAACGAGTTGAGAAAGAGCCTCACTGGCTCAATAAGTCGCAGATGGCAAAGAGCCTCGGAATCTCGGTGCAAGCCTTTGACAAATGGGGCGTGCAGCCGGTTGCCAGCATTGGCCGGGATCGGTTCTTTGATGTGCGCTCTGTGTTAGATAACCGTCTGGCCCATCAAGCCGAATCACTGCAACCTGAGATAGAGAGCCTGGAAGAAGGTTCAATGGACTACGAGCGCCTACGCCTCACCCGAGCCCAGGCCGACGGCCAGGAAATCAAGAACGAAATTGCCCGGGGAAAGACGGCGCCGGTTGAGATCATCAGCCTTGTGCTTTCTCGAATTGCTGGTGAAGCGTCCGGCGAACTGGACAGCCTGCCGCTGAACATCAAGCGCCGGCATCCCGACTTGAACAATCAGATTCTGGAATCAATCAAGCGCCATGTGGTGAAGGCTCAGAACGCCATCGCCAGAACGGGCGATTCACTGGAGCATCATCTGGATGACTATCTCGCTGACCAAGACGCAGCTTGAGAATATCCAGAAGGCGACCAGAGTCGGCCTGAAGGCGTTTGAAAAACCAGAGCCGATGACTCTGGTGGAATGGGCAGACGAGAATTTCTATCTGTCCAGTGAAAGCAGCTACATCGAAGGCCGATGGAAAACACTGCCTTTCCAGAAGGCGATGATGAACGCCATCGGCCATGACGATATCGTCTACGTAAACATTATCAAATCTGCCCGGGTGGGTTATTCACAGATGTTGCGGGCGGCCCTTGGTTACTTCACCGAGCACAAGTCCCGGAACCTGCTTCTGTTCCAGCCGACTGACGGCGCGGCCTCGGGTTTCATGAAGGCCCACATCGAAACGATGATTCGGGATGTGCCGGTGGTCAAAGCACTGGCGCCCTGGATCGGGAAGAAGCATCGGGACAACACGCTGGACACCAAGCGGTTCAGCAACGGCAAACAGCTCTGGTGCCTCGGTGGCACCGCCGCCAAGAACTACCGGGAAAAGTCGGTGGATGTGGTGATGTATGACGAGCTGGCAGCCTTTGATCCGGATATCGAAAAAGAGGGCTCTCCGACATTCCTCGGTGACAAGCGGATAGAGGGCTCGGTTTTTCCGAAGTCGGTGCGAGGCTCAACGCCGAAGGTTCTGGATACTTGCCAGATCACGAAGGCGGCCAGTGAAGCCGAGTGCATGTTGAAGCCCCACATTCCGTGCCCGCACTGCCACGAAGAACAGGTCTTGAAGTGGGGCGGGAAAGAGGCGCACTTCGGGTTCAAGTGGGACGAGGACGACCCCAAGACAGTCCAGTATCTTTGCGAGCACTGTGGGACGCTCGGGAGCCAGGGCGACTGGCAGGCCCAACACGAAAACATCGTCTGGCGCTGCGAACAAAGCGGGACTTGGACAGAGAATGGAGAAGATTACTTTGATGCAGATGGATCGCGCCGTGAAGCGCCTGAATCTGTAACTTTTGATCGAGTTTGGACCGCGTATAGCCAGTTCACCACTTGGCGCCGGATTGTCACCGACTTTCTAAAAGCCAAGAACGACCCGAGCAAGCTCAAGACCTTTATCAACACCACTCTGGGCGAAGCCTGGGACGACACCGAAGGCGAAAAGATCGAGCCTGATCACCTGTTTGCCCGACGCGAACACTACCAGGCAGAGGTGCCGGTTGATTCCTGCATCCTGACGGCTGCAGTGGATACGCAAGATGATCGTCTCGAACTGGAAGTGGTTGCATGGATCAACGGTGAAGAACGCTACGGCGTAGCCTACGAACGGTTATACGGCGATCTCTCCCGCTCCGAAATCTGGGATCTGCTGCACAAGAAGCTGACCCGGCAGTACACCAGCCCGAGCGGAGCGCTTCACGATATAAAGATGGCGATGATCGACTCCGGTGGTCACTTCACCGATGAGGTCTACGCCTTCAGCAAGAAATACGGCGTGCGCCGGTTCATTCCGATCAAGGGCCACAGCCAGGCCGGCAAGCCGGTGGTGAACTTCCCGCGCAAACGCAATGACAAGGGCGTCTATCTGACGATGGTTGGAACGGACACGGCCAAGGAAGTCATCACCAGCCGCTTCCGGATCATGAATCCGGGCGAGGGCTACATGCAC